GGAACATTAGAAGAGAAGACGCCTCCCATAACGGGAAAAGCCGAGTCAGTGGAAACAGGGAAATCTCCATCTTTTCCCGAGTCACGCGCTTCAATAGCATCATCTGAAATAGGAGTAGCTGTTTTACTCTTCTTCTTCTTCCTTTTCTTCCTTCCGAGAAAGCCATTTGGGAACAGCGCACTCTTACTCAATCTATAAATTAAAGCAACTATCGCGATTCCAACAAACAATTTCGCTATTCTTTTGACAGTACCAATTGGATAGAAGAAACTATGCATTCGTCTAGCAGCGGCGCTGAAAATAAAATTGGCAATGGCATCACTCATCCTAAAACAGAGCCACGGTATCACTGGAACTTTATACGTTTTGGCTAGATTGCCACAGCTGCGCAAACTATTCCATACAGCTATAATAAACCAGCCCCACAATAGAGCTATCCAGCCAGTATTGACACTAATCGTTTGATCAGCTGGAACTATAGCATCTTGACGCCGACGCTCCATAACTGAATACTGAAAAACTACTGGAGGTGCTGGTGGTGCTGCAGGTATAGTGCACGTAGCAAAACAATTGCGACGATCGCTATAACAATTGGTGCAAATCTCCACATTAGCATATGAAGAAATAGCACTACGCATAGTAGATACGTCGGCGTAATATTGCTTGATCGCCAAACCATACCACTGCATAAATTCTGAAACCTTGTCAGTCACAAGAACCGTTTCAAAAGCGGCGGCCACCCTATGGGCGGCAGCACCAACACGTGGTCCTGGAACAGTTCGTTCCACAGTGAAACACCAATAATCATCATAAAAACCATCACCACCAGGGAGATTGGTGGTATCCAACATAGGATTAGTGTTATATAAACTGGTTTTAGTATACTCCGCTTTCGGTGCAACAGTAATCACATAAGGAAAACGTCGTTGCACTGCTATTGGCACAGAGAACCACATAGAAGCGTTTAAATCCTTCACATTGGTTGAGGCTAAAAACAACTTTGGACAAACCGGATAGCGACCCTTGCGTTCTAGCTCAGCCTGAGGAGGAGTCCAAGGCATGGGGTTAACTATCCGTATAATCTCATCTAAAGTGGGATCCTGCATAGCTTTTGAGGGCAATGCAACTGCTACATCATCCAAAACAATACACCACTGATAGGAATTAAAACCACTCCAATATTCATCAGCAACGCTACGCGTGTACATGTATGATTCATTCATATCTAAGGCACGACCCAAACTGGAACTAACCTTAGCAAAATGAGCAAATAGCATGTGCATGATAGACGATTTGCCAACAGACGATGGGCCATTTATCAACAATGCAAGTGGAGGATCCCTTTTACCTTGAGCTAGCTGCACAAGTTTAAAATCCCGCTCCAATGTTTGTATCTCTTGAAAACGACGCTCAAAGAGACTCATCTCAAAGGATGTTAGAAAATGCTTGTTTTTTGATAAAAACTTGCCTTCCTCAATGCAAGAGAGAATCTCCTTTTCGAAAACTTCAACAGTGACCCCGAAGGGTTCCGGATTGGACAAAACTATATAATCGTTCTTCAACTTGGTATACAAGTTATTCCACCTAGTGATGCGATCTTCTGTAAATATCAAATCAGAAGCATCACCCGTTAACCAAAACTTCTTTAAATTAGTGAGTGTGACTTTGATTGTTTCTAAAAAGGTACGCAAAAGACCAACAGTAAAAGTAAGGGGCTTTGTCTCAAGAATGTGAGAAAAGTCTTTAAAACGTTTTACGTTAGTAGTAGGATCAATATTATATTCCTTAAAAGCAGCAAAACTGAGTACATAGCCAAGCAAGCGACCGAATTGAGCCAAAATTTGACTTCTCTCAGTACGCTCTATGCCGCTCAACAAGATGTCAATAGTGTCTTCAGTTGCTCCTTGCAAAGGCACGACATCGGACACATTAGAGTAAGAATTCATGCATATATTAGCTACATGAATCAATCCCTCATTAGCCAAACTGAAGATAGACTTTTTAAAAATGTGCTTGATTGCATGTGCAAAAGCACGAATCTTTGCGTTGCCGTCAGAAGCACTTTGAATGTCAGCATAGAGTAGCCAACAAATTTCCACATACTCAGCGATAGGTTCATAAG